TTTTTATATTCGTATTGAATTCATCATGTGTCTTGGGATATACATCAATATATTTCCCGTTTAAACAATCATTAGTAGTAACTTTTGCTAGCTCTTGCACAATTACAAATACATTGTTTGGTATTCCAAAAAACTGTGAATCTGGTACAATACCTACTGTGCTGATAATTTTATCAATAGATGCGTAATTAGCTAATAACTCTTTTAGATCATTTCTTCTTTTCTCTGAATTTTCAAATCCGTCTCTGTATTTATTTCCTAAAGGATTATAATAGTTTTTTACTAATTCTAATTGTGCTTGTGTTAAGAATACACTAATCTCGTAGTCATCTAAACCAGGAGCACTATTAGTTGCAATCGCATTATAATGAATAAGAAACTCATTTTTTAACTCAGAATTTGTCATATTTATTTAGCGTTTAAAATTTTAGCTTCAATGAAGCTTCTAACATCTTGATGTTTTGGATTGTCTAAATAATTGATAGCATTTTCAAATGTTGCAACTTGACTATTCTCACATAAATCTAATCCATCTATAGTTTTATATTTATTACCATGTTTAATGATAACGCCTTTTTCTTCAGCTGTATGGATTAATAATTTTGTTTCAAATTTAGTATCATTTAGCAATGCGATAAATGCTGCTGGTTTAGTGTCAATAAATTCTTCAACTTTAGTTTGTAACCATTTTAAAGGCGATTCTTTTGATATAGGTTTGTTTGTTAACAATTTCAATATACCAACAAGCTTTTCTTTGTCATCCTCGATTTTACCATAAAGTTTGAAAGCGTTTTTCTTATTGTCGTAACCAACTTTTTTCTCAGTTATTTCTTCATCTGCTGTTGTTATTACAAAGCGATATGTTTGTTTATCATTTCTTTCTGCCCAAGTTTTTGCAATATCATCTTTAAGAAACCATAAAATTCTAAATGAAATATAATCCAAAGGATTGCTCAAATTAAATCTATTATCTTCTTTATACAATGAAACAAAATGCTCATTCCAAAACTCACCATAAACAGATAAGTCCAATCCTGTAAGTTCTTCCAATGTAGCTTTCTCTTCTTTTGTGAGAACATTTGCTATTGATCCATTTCTTAACAGAGGTGCTTGAAATTTATTTACAGCTCCTTCTAACATACCACCTGCGATAATATGATCATCATTTACGCTAGATGCCATTCCTTGTCTTCTTCGGATATATTTGACTACAATCTCTTTATGAGGTAATTCAAATTTCTCCAAAACTTCTTCTTTTGCTTCTCTTCCCATTTTCTCCCTTTTTAAGAAAGGGGTATTGCTACCCCTATCAGATTTATTATTATCCTAAAATTGTTGGTTTTAATGTAAGAGTTCTTGATGGATCTTTCACCATTGCACCTGTACCACACATTGCTGTCATAGTAGCAGAGTCTTCCATTAACTGCATAATTCCACCTCTACGTCCAGAGAATGGATCTCTAATACCTGCCATATAACCACGTAACTCATCATCGCCACGTACTTTAATTTTTTGAATATTAGGTTCTTCCATTGAGCCGATATACAAGATATCATATCTGTAAGATTCAGCTACACCTCCGTCTGGGTGAAGGATTTTATTACGAACTCTATCATCGTACATTGGATCTACTTCCAACATTACGTGAATGTTATTTGGCGCTCTCCATTCTACGAATTGGAATCCTGCCACAAATGCATTGTCGTTAAATTTAGAAGAAACTTTACTAATTGCATTTTGATTTGTGTTATCGAACAATTCTTTCCATCCAGAAGCTGCTTGAGTAGCTGCTCTATTGAATTGAGCTGCTCCACGTTCTCCAGTTCTCATCATGAACTTTCTCTCGTTGAAATCCAATTTACCTTCTGACAACTCAGACAATACATCTTCTAAAAGACGAATTGTAAATTTGTTGTAAGAGATAGTATTAGATACCTCCATTTGTTCACGAATTCCAGAACCTGCTTTAATCTCGATGTTGGAATTACCTTTGTTCAAGTAACGTCCTTTTTCATCACGATTAGTTCTACCAAACATGATAGTACGTGATTTAATTCTTGAGAATGCTTTTTCAAACTGCCAATACACTTCTTGCATCCAAGTAGTAGACTTGTGTACTTTTCCTGTATTAGGATCGCGTGTTTCAATACCTGCAAAATATACAGGTTCTACTTTACAATCAATCATTGCTCCAGACACTTTATGTTCCATACGTAATGTGGAAACAGAGTTTCTCATTAAGTAAGGAGAAGTGAACTGGATTCCAGCACCTTGAATAGATAACTCGTCTTCAGCATAAGCAGACTCGATAGAGAATCTGTTACCTGGAGTAAACTCATCGAATGGAATACCCGCTAAGGATTCTTGACCACCCCACACTTCACAGGTATATGTATAACTAGTTCCGTTTTCATATGGATCTTCTAAAATTCTTACTTGATAAGTGTCAGGTCTTGGACCAGCAATTACATGCATTTTAGTGAACCATTTTTCAGCGAAAACTAATTGGAATTGGGTACGACCAGCACCTACATTTCCTACTACAACATTTACACCGTCAACTTGTGCGTAGCCAGCGATAGGGATGTTTCTCTCATCACTACCAACTACTTTCCATACAAAATCATCTGCTGATTGCAATACTTTCTCAGGAAACAAAGACAAAGTTGTGTCAAGGTTTTTCATTCCTGAGTTTTGTAGCAATACAGTTGTCAATGGAGAGATCAATTGTGGTTGTGTACCAAAAATTGCTCCAATGTGATTTTTCAATGTAAGGCCAGACCATGCCTTGCCTTTAATCATTACAAACTTGCCTAAACTCATTTAATTTTAATTTTAATTTATTATTTATTTATAACACTAATTCAGAACCAAAGGAGCCATTATAACTATTAGGATCAGTCATGAAATCTGGAGTCTTTCCGTCTCCTTCAAAACTAGTCTTGCGTAGTGCTTTCTCTAGATTCTTCGTTGCCTTAGATGTAAGAGGATTCTCAAGCTCACCAGTACTAGGGTTCTTACTTACAATTTCAGTCATGCTTTTATATACAGCAGTCTGCATTGCTTTAGTATTTGGAACTCCTTTTACTATTTCTGGTGAATCAAAAATATAACTCTTAATAGCCTTGTCGATTTGTTCTTGTTCTATTCTAGCTTGTTTAATAGATTGCTCATAACGAACTTTTTCTTGCTCTTCTTGGCGTCTTTCGAATTCTTTAAGACTGTCTTTAGATTCAAGTGCATCTTCTATAATAGTATCTTCACCTAAATCAATTGTTTTCTTAAGTATTTTTCTAGCTCTTTCTTCAGATAGACCTTGATTCAAAGCATCTCTAAATATAATTTCTTTAGCTACTTCTAGATTGTTTCTAAGATAGTCTTCATCTATACTGTCTAATTCCATTACATTTCTACGAGACTCTGCAATCTTGTCTACGTCTAAATTCTCAAGATATTCATTTAATCTATTTTGAGCTTGAATATCTATCTCTTGTTTAACTACATTAACTAAATCGTCAGGAGTTAATATTTTATCAGAAGACTCTAGTGAAGGAATAATTCCTTGTTCAAATAGAACACCGGCTAGGGAAGAATAAAGGTTGGGAGAAGATTCATCGCCTGAATCATCCTCTTCACTATCATCGTCTTCTGGCCCATCTACTTTCTCCGGAACTTCTTCCTCGACAGGTTCAATATCATTTTCAATATCTAAATTTTCTTCTTGATCTTCGTCTTCAGGCTCGAAGCCTTCATAATTCAGTTCCATACCGTTACTGAATATCGACATTAAGTCATCATTCTCTTCCATAATTCTCCCATTTATTATAAAGTTAGCAAATATACTACAAATTTATTTTTTTTCCAAATAAAAACATAACTATTTTAATTAATTTGATATTAAGTAATAGCTATTATTTACTTGCAGTTTTCTTTTTAATTCTAGAAATGGCGTTAGATTCTTTTTTAAGCACTACATCGTCTGCATGTTTCTTCATATCATTGTTAAGTGCTTTCATTTTAAGAACATAATCATCTTTTCTTTTTTGAACATCTAAATTAAACTTATCATAAGCAAGTGGATCTTCAATACCGTCATCTACTACTTCAGGTTCTTCTTCAGTACCAAGTAATGCTATTTGATATTTAGTATCGTTATCTCTTTGATTCATTAAATCTTGAAGTTCTAATTTTCTATTCTCTAATTCAGCTTGTTGTGCCATAGCAGCTTGCTGATCTTTAGATTGTTGTTGAGATGCTTCTTGAGATCTTTGGTGTTGTAACTCTTCAGCTTCCTCTAGTTTTCTTCTCATATCCATTAATGGAGGACTAAAGTAGATATCCATTACAGTAGAGAAACCTCCACCATTTTGAACAAATGCTTGAGCACTTTGTTTAATGAATTGTTCAAGTTCTTGAGTTCTAGAAGAATTAGTACATACTAATCCATAATCATTTTCAGAGAATTCATCTCCTTCTATATTAAGAATCTGAATAGATTGATCATCTAGAATGTATTGAGTTTTCTTGTTATTACCTTTCAATGCTATTTTAGCAGTTTCAAGGAATGTCTCCAATACTCTTAACTTACATTCTTCATGTAACATAAACCAGTACTCTGTAATATGGCTAGATTGATTAACAGATCTTTCTACACCACCTACAGTTTCTCTATTAGCTATTTGACCTTGACGTTGCGCTGTAACACCAGCAATCTCACCCATCTCCATTTTAATAAACTCAAGCAATTGAATGTGTTGTTGAATATAAGATCCAGTCTCCATATCCATTACACGTCCACCTTGAGTATTCATGGATCCAGCAAGCTTACCTGTAGCGGCACCTTGATTTCCCTCCTTAAATGAGTCAATCACTGCAATCTTATTCACGACTGCAAAGTGCATCCATTTGTCAATCTCCCAGTTCTCAGGTACCTTAGCGATGTCTAATTCAAAGATCTTACCATAGTTAGTAGCAATAGCCTTATTAAGTCTATCCCAGATAACATCATACATGTATTGGTAATTCTTACATCTATCTACAAGAGATACTGCTTTGGATTGATTTGTGTTGTAAATCTGCCCTACAATTCCAGGGCTACATATTGATGGG